TTCCATCTGATGTAAACCCATATAAAAGCGGTTCTGTTGATCCTTCAGCAGAGTTACCGCGAGAAGTATATTTTATTGAAAGAAAAACCATTGAAAATAGAAATATCGTACAATTTGAGCTTGTAAGTTCTTTTGATCTATTTGGTGTATCTGCACCTAAAAAACTTGTTACAAAGGCTGACTTTGCAGGTGTTGGAACATTTGTTAATTTTTAAATTATGACTTGGAAAGAATCTTTTATAAATTACGCCAAAGAACAAGCACCAGAAGAGGCTTGTGGTTTGCTTGCAATAATTAAAGGTAAAGAAACTTTTTGGCCTTGTAAAAACTTGGCAGAAGGAAAATTTGAATTTTTTATTCTGGATCCTGATGATTGGGCAGAATGTGAAGATACAGGAGAGGTTGTTGGTGTAATACACAGTCACCCTGTAGGTGCTGCAACACCATCAGATACAGACAGGGCAGCTTGTGAGCATTTAGGTTTTCCATATTATATTTACAGTATTGAGCATGACCATTGGGAATCGTTTGAGCCTACAGGTTGGAAAGCACCTTCATTAATTGGTCGTAAGTTTATCTGGGGAAAATATGACTGCTGGAGTATAATTTCTGATTGGTTTTTAGAAACAAAAAATATAAAATTAAAAGAATGGAAACGACCAAAACGTATAAAAGATTTTATTGAAAACCCTTTATTTGAAAAAGGTTTACCGATAACAGGATTTAAGAAACAAGAAAGTAATAAAAATATAGAAGTTGGGGATGTTTTGCTTTTTCAATCTGTCACAGGCAATTTAGATCATGTCGCTGTTTATATAGGTGATAACATGATATTGAATCATAATATAAAAGCTTTGAGTTGTAGAGAACTTTTTGACTTAAGATACCAACAGGCACTCAGAGGAGTTTACAGATATGCAGCTTAAAAAAATAAAAGTTTATGGTAAGTTAAGGAAATTTCTGGGAAAGTCATATTTTATGGCTGCTGTTAAATCACCACAACAGGCGATGAGTTTTTTGATCGCAAATTTTGAAGGTGTCCAAAAACATATGAATGATCAGATTTATAAGGTAAAAATGGGAGGCAGGGTTATTACAGAAGAGTACTTATCAATGACAGGTCAGGGTGATATACAAATTATTCCCATTGCAACAGGTTCTATAACAACTGTGGTTTCAGTAGTTTCAGGAATATTCAGTGCTGGTGCTGCTGCTGCAACGGCTGTAGCTAGTGTTGCTGGTACTGTTTTGACAAGTTCTGTAGTAACTACAGCTTTAACAACTATTGGAACCTCATTGGTTATTGGTGGTATTACAGATCTTTTATCACCACAAAATCCAGTTCCTGATGTTTCAAGTGTAAGTGATATTGACCCATCCATAAGAGGGTCATATTCTTTTAGCGGTATACAGAACGTTAGTAATAGTGGTGTCCCGATACCTATAATCTATGGTCTTGTTTTTAGCGGTTCAATTATAATTAGTTCGGGTACTGATTCTACACAAGTTGTTAAGAGCATAACCTAATGCCTAGATTAGTTGATGATCAATTATTTGGAACTGATAGAAAGGTTGTTGATCCTGACCTGATAGATGGTGGCCTGCGAAGTAAACAATTTGCAACCGTATTAGATTTGCTTGGGTATGGCGAAATAGATTCAATATTAGATGCTGGTGGTACTGGTACTGATACTTTTAGAAAAAATGTTTTTCTTGATGGCACACCATTACAAAATGCAAACGGTGATGAAAATTTTTCTGATGTAGAAGTTTTTTTTAAAAATGGTGCATCAGATCAAACAGCATTACAGGAAATAAATGCTATAGAAAATACTGTTCCTGTAAATGTGGAAGTGACAAAAACAACTTCTGTTACAAGATCAATTACAGATACAAATGTTGATAAGGTAAGAGTATCAGTACAGATTCCAAGTTTACAAAAGTTTGAAGATAATGGAGACATAGTTGGAACTGAAGTAAAAGTATCAATACGAATTACAGAAAATGATGGAACTGTTCATGATCCAGTACAGGCAAATTCTATAGATGGAAAAGCAACAAGTCCATTTGTAAAAGATTTTGAGATAAAGTTTGGGAAAACAATGAGCTTTCCAATTGATATAACAGTTATTAGAAATACAGATGATAGTACAGTATCAACACTACAAAACAAAACAAACTTTTTATCTTTTACAGAAATAAATACAGATACAAGTGCATATCAAGGTTTTGCTTATGTTGCCATAAGATTTAATGCTCAAGAATTTCAAAGCTATCCAAAGCGCATGTATCGCATCAAAGGTACAAAAATTAAAGTGCCAAGTAATACAACAGTTGATAGTGATAATGGAAGAGTGATTTACCCTGATGGTTATGTTTTTGATGGTACTTTTAAAACAGATAAAGAATGGTGTTCTGATCCGGCATGGATTTTATATGACATCTTGACGACAGATAAAGGCTTTGGCGGCACAGATGGTGTAATTGATGCAGACACTTTAGATGTTTTTAGTTTTTATTCTGCAAGTGCATATGCCAGTGAATTAATAACAGATCCTATTACAGGAACAACAGAACCAAGATTCAGTTGCAATGTAATTTTAAATCAGAAAAATGATGCTTACAGTTTAATTAATGATTTATGTTCTGTGATGAACGCGATGCCATTTTATAGCAATGGATCATTGCAAATATCTCAGGACAGGCCAACTAATACATCAACTAATACATCTGATGCACAATATATTTTTAATAACTCAAACGTAACAGAAGAAGGGTTTACTTATCAGGGTGTAGGACTAAGAACAAAATATACAGAGGTTGAGGTTGCTTATTTTGATAATGAAACTCAAACGATAGATTATGAACTTATAACAACTGATGATATAACAGCGTTATCAGATTCAACATCAAAGTTTGGAAGAACCAGAAAAACTTTAAGGGCTTTTGCCTGTACTTCCAGAGGTCAGGCAAATAGACTTGGTAGGTGGTTTTTGTATTCAAATTTAAAAGAATCAGAGGTAGTTTCTTTTACAACTACTCTTGAAGCTGGTGTAATTGTAAGACCATCTACAATTATTGCCATTGCAGATTCTTTAAGAGCAGGGGTGAGAAGAGGTGGCCGTATAAAATCTGTCACTGATACAACCACAATTGTTGTAGATGATGCAAACAATACTGATCTGACAACAGATAATTCAGCAACACTTTCAGTTGTTTTATCTGATGGTTCTGTTGAAAGTAGATCAATTAGTTCAATTAGTGGAACAACAATAACAGTTTCATCTGCTTTTTCTTCAGCACCATTGGCAAACAGTGTCTGGGCTATAGAAAATACTTCTGTTGAGTTTCAAATTTATCGGGTTGTTTCTATTGAAGAAAAAAATGATTCTGAATATACAATTACAGCCGTAATTCATGATACTAATAAATACGCCCAAGTAGAAGATACAACTGTTGCTGCAAATCCAAGAACAATAACCACTTTATTAAATGAAAAACCTTCACCAAGTAACCTAACAGCTACAGAGCAAATAGTTGCTCTTAGCAATAGAGCCGTATCAAAAATATTTGTTGCATGGGAGCCTGTTCAGGGAGTTAAGGAATATTTATTGGAATTTCAATATGAAAATGATAATCCAGAAAGATTAAGGGTAGCAAGACCCAGTTTTGAACTTTTTGAATCAAGGTTAGGCACTTATAAATTCGCTGTAAAATCTGTTAATACATTAGGTAAATTAAGTGCTGGTACATCTCTTCTAACGTTCAATGCTGAGGGTAAAACAGCTTTGCCAGAAGATGTACAGAATGTACAGATTGAACCTTTATCAGATCAATTTATAAGATTACGTTTTGATAAATCAACATCTGTTGATGTTATACATGGAGGCAACGTAATAATCCGTGGTTCAAATTTAACAACTGGTGCATCTTTTACCGATTCTGTTGACGTCATTCCAGAATTATCAGGTAATGTAAATGAAACTATTGTTCCAAATATTGTTAATGGAACTTATTTTTTAGCTTTTAGAGACGATGGTGGTCGAATAAGTGCCAATGCCGCATCAATAAAAAATATTTCAACACAACCTGACATTTTTCCGAAATTGACAGTTTTAACAGATAGAGAAGATACTGATGGAACACCTTTTAATGGAGCGAAAGTTGGTTGTTTTTTTAGTAGTAGTCTAAACGGTCTTGTTCTTGGTTCTGAAAATACTATTGATGGTGTTTCAGATTTTGATGCCATAGAAGATTTAGATTTATTAGATAACTCAGTTGCTACAGGTGGAACATATGCTTTTGCAAATACTTTAGATTTAGGTGGCAAACAACCACTTGTTTTGCAAAGACATTTTGTCACAAAAGGATTTTATAATAACCAATTATTTGATGAAAGAAGTGAAAATGTTGATACATGGACTGATTTTGATGGTACAACTGTTGCTGTTGATGTAAACGCTAAATTATTAGTGGCAACAACTGATTCAGACCCAGATACTTCAACTGCTGGTACTTACACAATAAACGATGGATCAGGTGGGGCGGGTACAACTATTACTATAACTAAATCCTCCCATGGTTATTCTGTCGGCAGTTTTGTTACTGTTGACTTTACATCTGGAACAGGTGTCGATGGGGATTATGAAATCAAAAGTGTATCTGATGCAAATAATTTTATATTAACTTCTGCAACTTCTTTATCAACCAGTGGTAATTGCAATTTCAGTGCAGAATTTAGCCAGTTTAATCCTTTTGTAAATGGTAAATATATTGCAAGAGGTTTTAAATTTAGATGTGACCTAGAGACAAAAGATATTGCACAATCAATTGAAATTGAACAGTTAGGATATACAGCACAAATAGAAAGCAGAACAGAAACAAGTCTTGGTAATGCAGGAGCTTCTGCAGGTGGGTTTATCGCATCTGGTACTTCAACAAAATCAGTGACCTTTACTAATAGTTTCTTTACTGGTCAATCTGGTACTAGCATTGCAGCAAATTCTGTCTTACCTTCAATCGGTATAACAATAGAAAATCAATCACAGGGAGA